TGTAGGGGGTGGGGTTTCTTTTGTGGGGGCCCTAAAACCGCATGCGGAAATCCGACCCGATTTTGTATCTATTTGAGAACCCTGGAGTTTTGAACATGACCGATAGCAACCGAATTCAACGACCGGACCTGTACACCCCGATGACTGCGATGATTGACGCTGTCGATGCGTACTCGACGCAGGCGGCGTTGACCGCAGTGCACGATATCCGCACTCAGCTTGGCCCGCTGCTTTTCACTGAGTGGTACCGCACGGTCCGCTTCGCGGTGTGCCCAGGTGCCGGCTCATCGACGTCGGCCGTCATGCTTGCCGAGGACCGAAGCTGCCTCTTCATCACGAAGGGCCGGCATCACTACCTGAGGCGGATGATACTTGAGACGAACGGCCCTGGAGGATACCAGTCCAACACCGTCGCGCTTGTCGATAGCGCCAAGTTCGACGGAAGCAACATCAGCCAAGAGCTGCTGATATTCGACCACGACTTGCTGACCGAGGCCGATATCAAAAGGGTGCTGAGCGCAGTCGTGACCAAGGCATACAACCCGCTCGTCCTCATCATCGGGCACGGCGAAAGAACCCACAGCGGTCCCGGACTGCCATCATGAGCGCTGGAGTTTTAAACATGAGTCCCATTCTAGAAGGGTCGGTGCCATTGGTGGCGGCTGCCCAAACGTTGGAATTCGCCGACCGGAAAGCTTCGCGCAGTCTCACAGGATTACGCGCCGCCACCAATGGCGCTGACCTGGGGTTGGAGGAAACGGCATGAGCATGCTGGCTTCGCCTGACTGGGCTCGACGGCCCGGTCTTGATACCGTTTGCGCGCATCATGTGGGTGTCGGCGATGCCCGAGGTGGCGCCATGACCCGGGACGAAGCGGTGGCGGCCCTTTCGATTGAGGCTGAGGCTCACCCACTCGTGAGGATTGCGGTTGCCAGGCTGCGGGACGACGGCGAGGACCCCACGAAAGTGCTGGTCGATTTGGCGCTCGGACTGGCCATGACCAAATCCGCGATGAACGTGAAGCTAGGGCGAGTCTTGGGGCTGGATGCTGAGAAGTGGCTGGGGGATGAGCGATGAAAAAGCTGCACTGGACCAACCCCATTCTCTCCGAGCTATCCGAGCTGGTGGACTCCGACGGCCGCGCCTACGCCTGCGTATCCGTCCGCGGCGGCATGTTCGGCGACGGCCCTCCAGTAGTGCTGGGCCTCGAAATCCAAGAGGGAGTCGCGGTGCCCTGCATCGAGTGGCGCGGCAACGCGGAGACTGCGCTTAATGAGTTGATTGCGAAGATTCAGGCGACGCGGTTTCGTCTGCGGAGCTCGCTCCGTGACTCGGTCCGCATTGCGGTCGCGTGCTTCGCGGGATTCGGTGGCGACTCATGAACTGGGGCGCAATGAAGGAGCAGAAGCGCGCTGCCACGGCCACAAAGCAGGCACGGGCACTCGACACGCTTGCCGCGCTGGGCATCCCGGTAGCCGTCCTCAGCCTTGGATGCCTGAGCGTGGGGCGCCAGGGCCGCACCGCAAGCTTCTGGCCGAACAGGGCTCGGTGGGTGACCCATGGCAAGGGGCAGGAACAGGGGACGGGGCTTCAAGAGCTGATTGCGTGGCTCGGGACCAATTCGGCGTACGTGCCGAAGACCGCGTAAGCGGCTGATATGTAACACTATTACCGATTCGGTGGAATTATGCCCATTACCAAGACCGTCCCAGATAGCCGCCAATGGTGCGCACCCAGCGACGTCGCCGCGTACAAGGAAGGAGTCCTTGAGTGGGCCAAGATCCCGGCGTGGTTCACCACCACCGAAAGCGACAGGTTCAAAGGCCTCGACAAAGACCGCACGCTCGTCATCATGACCCGAATACACCCCGATGACCTGGCCGCCCCTTGCTGCCCTTGGGTGGGCAAGTGAGGATTCCCCCGCTAGCGACGGCGGTGTTCATCGGCGTGATTGGCTGGGGCAGTAACGACATACATGGCGCTTGGGCGGTCGCGACGATTCTGCTCGACATGTACTGGGTGGAGCACACATGAACCTCCATCGAGTTGCCTGCCCCAAGTGTGGCCGGGTCGTCACAGCCGAGGCGGTCCGGGGCGGGCGCTTCGTCCGGCTGGTGAGTCACATGTTCACGGTCATGGGCGAGCCGTGCTCGGGCGGGTTCTCCGACGTCGAGATAGGTGAGGTCATCACCCCTCCAAATCTCGCGCCCCTCAAAATCGCAATCCCGACTGAGTTCCACATCCTCAGGATGTTTTGAACGCGTGTGTATAATGGGGTTGTACAGTGTACAATCCTTTGTACAGCCCTGTAAGGGTGCGCAACTAGGGAGGTTTTGAGCATGAGTCGGCCGATGCTGGGTAACGATGTGCGGTTGCGCGCCCTCGACTTGTACGCAGTTGGACGGACCGAACCCGGCAAAAAGGTGGGCTACAGGGACGTCGCCAAGATGCTCCAAGACGAGTTCGGGCTGGACCGAAGCATCAGCCACGGGTCGATTCGAAACTGGGTTCTTGACCCCACGCTTCGGGACATCCGGGCACGCCGCCTCAAGAACGAAGAGGAGAAGGCGGAAGAGCTGGGGCAGCCGGCGCCCGAGCCCGTGGAGGCTCCGAAGCCCAAGGGTCGCAACAACCCGCTGACGCTGACCGTCGCGAAGGTGGCTGGCAGTCTGGGCTGGACGCAGAAGGTTGAGGACGTGTTCGGCAGCGCGCTTCTAAGCGGAGTCTCAAAGCGCATCGCAGCCCATGCCGCAGGGTTGACCGAGTCGGATATAGACAGTTGGATCGACGAAGCGAAGGCTGGCCGTGAGCCGTTCAAGTCCGCGCTACGCAGGGTTCGCAAGACCGTGGCCGAGAGGGCGATCGAGGTCGCGCTGGCAGTGCAGGGCGGCCAGCTCGGGTATCAAGCTCGAATCAAGTACCTCGCCGCTGTCGACCCGGACAACTGGTCGGACAAGCCGCGCAAGACTGAGTCCGAGCAAGACCGGGCGATGGGAATTACAGACGCCGCGTTGGACGAAATCATTGCTGCCGAGGTGGCATCTTGAGTCAAGGGCTCAGTGTCCGGGCGGCCCGGGCCGAACGGGCGCGACGGGCGTGCTACAGAAGCCTGAAGTCGTACGCGTATCTCATTTGGCCCATCGTCAACCCTGACCGGAAGCTCGAGTGGTCTTGGCACATGGACGCGCTGTGCCTGCATTTAGAGGCGTGGCTCCGTGGGGACGTGCCGCGCCTCATGATTAACCTGCCTCCCGGCCACTCGAAGTCATTCCTGGTGTCCATAGCCGCCCCCACGTTTGCATGGCTGACCAAGCCATCGCTTCGATTCATCTGCGCATCGTACGGCATGGAGCTCGCCACCGACCTAAACGAGGCGCGGCGTCTTGTCCTCGACTCCGACGTCTATCGTGAGTACCTCAACCCAGGCTGGGAGCCGCAGGCGGGTCGGTGGCTCAAGACCTACTTCGTCAACAACAAGCGCGGGTATATGCGGGCGTCCTCGACTAAGACGGGCATCCTGGGCGGCCATGCGGACAAAATGATTATCGATGACCCTCTGAGAGTAGAGGATATCTACGGGCCGCCGCTCAAGGGCCATGTGTCCTGGTTCACAGACACGGCATCCACACGATTCGGCGACCTGAAGTCAGCCAGCGTGTGCATTGTGATGCAGCGCATCCACGTCGAAGACCTGTCTGGATACCTTCTGGAGTTGGAGCCCGAACGATGGTGCCATTTATGCCTGCCGGCTGAGTTCGACCCGGAACGTAGATGCTCGACTGACCTGGGCTGGACTGATCCCCGCAAGGTCAAAGGCGAGCTTCTGTGCCCTGACCGCTTCCCGGACGAAGTTCTAGCGCCACTCAAGGCCAAGTTCGGTTCGAACGGCGGCAAGGGCTGGTATTCGCAGTACCAGCAGGACCCAGCGAAGGGCTCAGGCCGCATGTTCAACACCGCATGGTGGCAGGAATACGACGTACTGCCCGACAAGATAGACGCGTGGGTGGTGAGCATCGATGCGTCGTTCGGTGAGAAGAAAGACGCGAAGAGGGAGGACGACTTCAACGCGACCATGGTGGGGGCCCGGTGCGGCAACCGGCTGTACCTGGTCGACTGTCGACATGCCCGCGCCGAGTTCAACGAGTTCAAGGCGTTCTTGTTCGGCGAGCTTGTCGATGGCGGCGAGCGGCACGCCCGAGACGGGTTTGCGGACAAGTGGATTCAGGTCCCCACGTGGCTCGTTGAGCAAGCGGCTAACGGGGCGGCCACCGTGTCGGAACTGAAGCGAATGATGCCCCGCTCATGCTCAATACACAGCATCAACCCGACGGACTCAAAGCAAGCACGGGCGGCCGTTACGGCGCCCTTGGTGGAGTCGGGCCACATCCTTGTTCCGAAGGGCGCGGCGTGGGTGAAGGACTTCATCGAAGAGGCCGGGAAGTTCCCCAACACCACACACAACGACCGAGTCGACGCGCTGACCCAGATGCGTGCACACTTCGGCGCGCTGCTAGGCATCAGCGCATTCAGGCCCGAAGTATCCAAGCCGCCCACCGAGGCCGCAGCTATGCACAGGCGCTGGGGCGGCATCGGTCAAGCCCGGTAGCCTCCAAATTGGGTGCACACGGAAATCGTTGACTTGCGCAACTAGTTAGCGGGTGCGTATGATGCGTGCGCATGAACGCACCTAGCCCCAAGTCGCTGCTCTCCCGCCTCTGGTCCGCGATTCGGAATGAGCCCAAGGTCATGCAGCTGCCCGGCCCGCGCCAGGCGCTCGCGTACGGCTCCACAGGCTTCCCGGGCGCAGGCGGCTACGGCCCGCCCACAACGCCCACGCTCACAAGCGCAGGATACGCCCGTTCGTCTGCCACTGGCACGCGGTTCTCTGGCGGCATCATCACCGGCATCGAGACCAACCCGGACCTCACAGGCCGGCAGTGGTCCCGCGTCGCTCGCGAAATGCAGCGCACTGACCCGGTCATCCGCATTTGCGTCGAGGGGTATCTGCAGACCGTCCGTTCCGCAACGTGGAAGTGGGAAGCTGGCGAGGACTCACCACAAGGCCGGTTCTACCGTGACTTCTTCACCGACATGTGGGGACGCATGCGGTACGGGTGGCAGGACCAGCAACTCAGCTACCTTGCTCGATACGCACTCACCGGCTTTCGGTACGCCGAGCAGATCGACGTGGTTCGCCGCGGTATCGATGGCGAGTTGCGAACGATGGTCGACTTCTTTGCAGACTGCGAGCCCGAGTCTCATTGGCTTTGGGTCGCGCCTGACGGCGGTCGCACCCTGACGGCGGTCGAGCAGATAGACGAGTCCAGCTACCCAGGCTCAGGCGGCATCGACGTCCACGGCAACCCAGTCTCGACATCGACCACCCCTCGCACTGAGGCCAATCGGCTGCTTTTGCTGATTCATGGCTTCACTGGATCCAACTGGGGTGGCGACGGTGGCCTTCTGCGCCCCATATACGGCGCGTGGAAAGACAAGAGCGACGCCGCGAACATCCAGGCTGCAGCATTGCGCCGGTTCGGCATGCCAACGCCACACGTCAAAACGAACCAAATGGGCATGGCCGAAGCTGGCTACACCCCAGACCAGATAAAGCTTGCGCGTGAGGCAGCGGCCGGATCGGCCCGCATATGGAAAGCGGGCGGCGAGACCTTCATTGAGTCCGACTCAAACATCGAGTTCGACTTCATCGGTGGAGAGTTCGACGCCAGCAACTTCAACGACACGATTCGCCAGCGCAACGACGAAATCGTCATGGGCATGCTTCAGCCGTTCCTCGGCATGGGCACCGGCGACTCAACCGGTTCTCGCGCCCTATCCACACAGTCTTCCACACACTTCGCCGTGTGGGTCACGAACGTGCTCGACAACATCGCGAGTTCAATCAACGGCGAGGACCGCGCCGGCGGCGGCATGGTCGGCCGAATCATGGCCTCTAATGGATGGAACGTCCCTGACTCCATGTTCCCACGGCTGGTCCATACCGGCCTCAAGACCGACGACTTCAACGAGTTGGCTGGGATGATAGCCTCGTGGAAGGCGACCGGACTGCTGCGGTCTGAAGCCCTGACTCGGGCCATGGCGACGCGCATGGATATCGACCTAACGCCTGATGACGTCAAGGCAATCGCTGAAGACACTGGCGACCCGCTTGAGAACGTCAGCATCCAGGGCAGCCGAAAGCAAGACAACCCACCGGCCCAGCCAGCAGGCGCGGCCGGTCCAGGTCGCCCAGGTCTCGAAGGCGGCGCAGAGAATCCGACACCTGACCGCAAGCCCCGAACGGAGAGCGTGTGATTTCCAACTGGGCCATTGACCCGGCGTGGGCCCCTCGCATTGCCGAGGCGTACGCGCTTCAAGCGGGCGGTATTCCGACTCCGAAGCCAAAGCAGATTGCGAACATCGTCGGCGACACAATGGTCATCGACGTCATGGGGCTTCTGATGCCCTCCCCAGGTACGGGGCTGCTGGCGCTGCTTGGAGCGGGTGGGTCAACCTACTCGGCTATCGGCTCCGCTGTGACGATGGCTGATAACAGCGACGCGATTAAGAGCGTGCGTTTCCACGTCGACAGCCCAGGCGGGGCAGTGACCGGTGTCCGCGAACTGGCCGCCCTCATTGCTGCATGCTCAAAGCCCACCCTTGCCGTCGTGTCTGGCAACTGCTGCTCGGCCGCTATCTGGCTGGCTGCTGCTGCTGACCGCATCGTAGCGGCCCATACTGCTGTCATCGGCTGCGTGGGCGTCATGCGCATCGTTGAAGGCGACATGACCAAGACGCCGCACGGTTCTCCGCTGCGTCGCTTTGTGTCGTCCCAGACTCCAGACAAGTCGGCAGGCCCTGACGATGAAGGTGCCAGCCAGTACCAAGCGGTCGTAGATGACTTCGCCGGCCAGTTCCTTGACGACCTGGCTAGGTTCCGAGGCGTGGACCGGTCGAAGGTCGCTGAGCAGTACGGAAAGGGCGCCATTCTCCCCGCTCGTGATGCACTCAAGCGGGGAATCATCGACGGGCTCACCGGCCCTGACTCCACAGCTTCAACAGACCCGGCAGCTAGCCGGACGGAAGGGGCAATCATGCCTATGCCAAACCCGGCCGAACTGTCCCGGGAGGAACTCGAAGAGTTCTACAACAAGAACTATGAGCGGGTCGAAGAGCCCGAGGACGAAGCCCTACACGGCGACGACGAAGAGGAAGACGAAATGGCCGCAGACCTGCCAGCGACCGGCGACAAAGAAGCTGAAGACCGCATCAAGGACAACCTACCGGCCGACCAAGCTGTCGCTCGTGATACCGAGTTGCGCAAGCTCAAGCGTCAGTTGCAGTCTGCCCAGTCTCAGTTGCAGACTCAGGCACTCCACACGCAGGCGGCGCAGGCGGGGGAACGCAAGCTCCGCATCGACGCGCTGATTGAGTCTGGTCGTATCGGAACCGACGACGCAGCCCGTGCAACCGCCGAGTATCTCTACGATGCCGAGCAGACGGCGACAGTCGCCTACGCCCGAGAGAACGACTGCGACCTTGCGGCAGCGGCTGGTGCCCAGGGCGCCTTCACCCTCTTCAGCGACATGGAAGGCCGTGCCGCTGGCTACGCAAACCGTGGTATGCGGTCGACCTCCATCGGCGGTCAGACTTCGACCGGCCAGCTCGACAGCACGCTGGCGACGGCGAAGGGCTTCAGCACGTGGTGTGACAAGTACTGCGCTGACAACGGCGTGAACTTCTCGGTTGCATCGGACGCGTTCCAGAACCAGCACCCCGACGAGTTTCGGGCCGTGCGTCTCAACGGGAGGGGCTGAACATGAGTTTTCCAATTGCAGACTTGAGCATTTCGCTCCGAACTGATGCCGTCGCACTCGGCGAGTTCATTGCTGTTGACATCGACGCAAACGGACAGGTCGGCGTTGCCGTCGCAGGCGCCGCGATGGACGGCATCTTCCAAGAGGGTGGAGCAGCCGGCGTTAACCAGGCTGGCCAACTTGTTTTTGCCGGCAAGTCGAAAGCCATCGCTGGCGCGGCACTGACTGCGGGCACCAGCCGGGCGCTCATGGTCGGCACCACCGGCCGACTCATCGCCTATGTGGCTGCAGCCGCAAACGTGCACGTTGCCAACTGGCTGCCCGATGAGGACTCCCTCACCGCTGCGGCAAATGACCAAATCCGCGTTGCCCTCGTTGGCAGCCCGCTGGACCGGTAAGGACTGACATATGAGCACTTTCGCAGGACAGCGGGTCGTTGACCCAATTCTCACACGCATCGTTGCTGAAGGTATGGACCAGCCGTATCTGGTCGACCAGGGCGTTTACTCGCTCGTGAAGGTCGACCAGATGACGGGTACGTTCCTGTCTGACGACCCCCGTGCATACAACAGTTTCACCGGCGACATCGTTCGTGCCCGTGGTGCGCCCCGTTCGACCGGGTTTGCCAAGAACCCAATCTCGGGCATCTTCACAGCTGAAGAGTTCGCGCACGAGATTGCGATTGACCTCAACCAGGACCGGAAGATTGACCAGATTCTCGACCTTGAGCAGCGTCGTGCTGCGCAGGCCGCCCGGGTGGTTAAACTGAAGGCTGAGCTTAGGCTCCGTGACAGCGTCTTCGATTCCGGCTTCTGGCCCGGGTCAACCACGGGCGCCCTGCCAGGGGGCAGCACTCAGACCTGGGACAATCCCAGCGGCACCCCCTTCGCAGACATGAATGTCATCTTCAACAACATCTTCCACCTGCAGGCATTTGGCGAGCGTGTGAACACGATCGTCATGGGCCAGAACGTGGCGACGGCGTTGAATGCTAGCCCTGAAGTTCGAGGGTACCTGCCCGGGCTTGGCACGACATCCGGCGTCGGTTCTCGAATCCTGAGCGCCAACGACGAGTTCGGAGAGTTGCGACTGCTCATTGGGCAGCACCTCGGCATCGACCCCAATCGGGTGTTCATCGGCGGCTACGTCCAGGACACCGCGAACCCAGGTCAGGCGACTGCAGTCAAGGGCCTCGTCTGGGATGGCAGCACCATCGCAGGCGGAATCTCAGACGGCGGCGTATGGTTCGGCCGTGTCGACCCGAAGCAATACAGCGCAAGCGCGGGCACTGTCCCGTATCTCGCGCCCACCGCTGCGGCCGACTTCTCGCCGATGCCTTTCGAGGTTGGTGCGTACCAGACGGACGACAAGTTGTTCCACGTGCCTTTTGCCCAGCAACAGAACGCGTACACCCAGGTCAACTCTGACCTCGGGTTCCTGCTTCGCGACGTGCTGGCCTGATAGGAGGTTTCGATGGCTCGCTACAAATTCGCACCTGCGAACCTTCGCGACTTGGTCGGATGCCCGACCCCGAAAGGGGTCAGAGGTGGTCGAGCCATGAAGCCGGGTATCGTCGAAATTGCTGATTTCGACGGCCTCGCAGAGGCAATCAAGGCAATCAACGCCGGCACTGCTGGCATCGACGGCAAGCCCTGCTTGTCAAAGCTGCGAAAGTCCAAAGGGAAGGACTAATGTCTACACTCTACCCACGCACGTTCCGTGTCGGCAGCACTTCTAGCTTTGGCTGGGCTGCTACCGAGCCGGTCCAAGCTGACCTTGGCGTTGCTCTCACCATTGGGGGCTTCGCAGCTGCCATGGCGCAGGGCGTGGCCGATGTCGGTATCGCGGCGGGTGGAGTGAACACCGACCGGACGGTGCTCACCGCATCAATAGCGCCGGTCATCCCCGACAACTTCTTACGTTTCGGAGACGCGTTCCTGATTACCGCAGAGGGCTACTCAGTGCCCGTGCGGGTCCTTCGCGTAGACGGAACGGCAATCCTACTCTCCAATCCGCTGCCGCTAGATGCCGCCCTTACGGGCCCGAGCACGCTGCAGTTCGCCGCATGGTTTGCGACGATTGGACCGGCCAACGTAACGGCCGCTGTCGACTACCAGGGCGCTGAGTGGTCGATTGCATACACACCCCACGCAACGCTGAATCTCGCGTACGCTCAAGGCCTCGTGAAAGTGGTTCGGGTGATCTGGCAGACTGGCCTCGATACGGCGCTGCTCATCCGCACCTTCCCGCAGTTCCAGAACGTCGACCACCGAAACCCATCGTACCAGCCGATTATCGACGCAGCGGCTCAAGAGCTTGCGATGCGCATCGATACGGATGTGGCCTCGTTCGTTACGACATCGGGCGAGCGCGCCACCATTGACGACGTGCAGTCCCAGAACTCAGCCCTGCTACAGGTACATTTGTATCTAACGGCGGCGCGGGTTTCGTACAACCGCAGTGACTTTCTTGCGTCTGAGGGCCACATCACCAAAGCCTTCGGCACCGAGAGCAATGTCGACCTGCGCCGCAAGACCGGCCTCTATGCTGACGCGATGCGCCCCATATGGATTGACCTCGACAGGGACGGCGTGGTCGACGATGGCGAAGTTGAGACCATCACCGGTCCCGGTCCCGGGTTCACCTCAGGCGGCTTCAGCTCCACACCTCGAGTGACCGTAGCGAGGCAGCGATGAAGTTCGAAGCGCAGGTCTCGGTCCTGAAGGTCGACGTATTCAGCCCGAAGTACCGCAAACAGCTCATGGCCCTGATTCGTGACGACGTGCGGAACGCATCTAAGTCTGGCCAGGGTCCGTCCGGGGCATACGCGCCGTATACGACACCTGACGATGTGGGCACTCCCGTCGACCTGACGCGCACGGGCGCCATGCTCGGGTCGATTCGGCTGGGCACGCGGAAGAAGCTAGGCACGCTCCGCTCCGGCACCTCTTACGGCCGCTTTGTCAATGAAGGCACCGAGAAGATGGTAGCGCGACCGTGGCTCATCCTGCGGCCTCGCACGCTCAAGCGCATTCAGAAGTGGACCAAGCGCAGGCTGACGGCTGCATTCGGCACCAACACCCTACGGAGGGTCGTCTAGATGGGCGGCATGCGCATCATAGTGGACACGATAGCCTCGATCGTCTCGGGCATCACCCCGAAGTCGTCGGCATCCATCCCGTTCATTCTGGCCGAGAACGATGGCGCTCATACGCCGGACATCATCGCCAACCCAGCGCAGGGAACCAGCCGCATGTTCGTCGTTCGCCCGTCGGACCAGCCGGCGGTAGACGATGGCGAGGCGGGCACCCCTGCGCTCAGGCTCCGCGCAATCGTCAACGTCATGGTCATCTACAAGTACAGCGAGTTGGACCAAGCGCAGCGTATGGACATGATGCAAGAGGACGTGGCCAGCATCATGCGCGCCCTGCAAGATGTGAACGCTTGGGACCGCCCGACTACCGGCATCCTCAGCATCAGCCCAGCCGAGCAGCCCACTCGTGAAGTACTGGACCAAGAGTCCGCAAGCGGCGCGGTCGAAGTCGGCTTTGTGCTCACAATCCCCAACCCCGTCATTTACCGAGAGGTATCGCTATGAGCGGCACACCACATATCAAGTCGCTATCCATTGCGATCGAGAGCACTTTCGGGAGCCCTAGCGCGACCACCGGACTGCCGGACGCTTCGGTGCTCACCTTTACCAGTATGGAAATGGAACGGGCGCCGCTGATGGTCGTGGGGGAGGCGCCGACCGACCCTCGTGAGGACACTCGCGCATCGCCGCATGTGCTGCCGCCCGAGGTCAACACACCGTGTGACGAAAACGGAAACCCGATTCCGCGGCGCATGGGCCAGATGACTATCGACATGGTCGTCACCAACATCGGCTCGGCGACAACGTTCGCCACGCACGCGGATACCCCGATTGGCATCATGCTCAACAGCGTGATGCAGTCCAGCGTTCCGCCCGCCGCCTTGGCTGATACGCTGGGCGCGACATTGACCACGACCACTCTTACGCCTGGCATACTAGGGAACTACGAAGACGGTAGCGGTATCGCTATCAATATTGACGGCATTGGAGAGTATGCCTTCGTCACCGACGCCAGCGGTCCGACTGTGACCTACTCCCCTGCCTTCAGTCAGGCGCCAGCAGTTGGCGAGACGATGCGTATCGGAACGACGTACAGCGTGCGGAACGACATGGGCAACCTCGGGCCCAGCTTCGCACTGCGTGGCGACGGCGACGGCTGGCGATGGTACGCGGCCGGCTGTCGAGTAGCTGCGCTCGCTATCACGCTGTCGCCCCGGATGGTCAAGTACTCGTTCACCGTGCAAATGGCGGACGTTCGCGACGACAACGGAGACCCATCGGTCGCCGCCCGCACCAACTACGTCAACCCGGTCGTTGCTGACGGCTGCGTAGCGCACATGGGGATGGTCAAGTCGAAGGTCACCACAGCGACGGTCAACAGCATTGCGAGCCCGGCTGCATCGGCACAGACCCCGATTATCGTCGATGAGTTCAACGCCACGCTGACATTCACCCTTGCTGCCAAAGGCACGGCCGAAAACGTGATGGGTATCAGCGATTACGAAGTGACCGACTTCGTCTGCGAAACCGAGATTCAGGCCAGCGACCCGGTGGCGGCGTTGACGCAGGATGCTTTCGTGCGGCGCGAGCAGCACGGCCTAGTCGTCGGCCTCAGCAATGTGAGCGTTGGTAACGGGCTGGCAATCTACCTGCCGGCTGCTGCGCTTCAGGCCGACCCGAACGTGCTCGACATGAGTACCGACCTCATCCGCAATACGTACACCTTCAAACAGGGTGGGCCGTGGACTGGCGACGTTACTTCGGTCAACGCGGCCTCAACCGTCTTCCGTCTGCTGTGGGGTAACTAATGATCGCCGTACTCGACGCCGCGAACGCGCCCCATATTCGCCTGCCGCTGTGGGCCGACCCCGCCATCCAGGAAGCGAACGACAAGGAGGCACTCAGCGCCTACGAAGACACGGGTGATGCAGCGGCATTGCACGTGCCAGACGACGCAACGATCGTCACAATCCGGGCACTGTCCGCGGCTCAGATGGGCGTAGCTGAGCGTGCTGCTGGCCGCCGGACCCAACTTGGCGCGGTGATGCACTTGCGGCGCGACAAGTACGCCGAGGACTTTAGGGTCGTTGACGAGAACGGCGATGAGCGCAAGCCCACACCGGACGAGGAGCTTAGCGCCGTCTCTACATGGATTGACGACCTATGCGACTCCGATTACGCGGCGTTTGTAGCCTTCTCCGAGTGGTACAGTCGGCAGAATTACGAACTCGCGAAGGCTGCGACCGTATGCATCACCCACTCTGAAATGGGCGTAGTGTCTTTTGAGCGCTTTATGGACTGCGTTGTTGACCGACGTCTGAAGGAGAGTCTCATCGCCGAGGTTTCATACCGAGCTAAGGCCCACGCGGGGCTAGGTATCCGCCCAAAAGGGCTATCCAACTCAGTATCTGGCTCAGTGAAGCTGAACGGGTCGGCTCCCAAGGTCACTGGAAATGTGATGGGTGCGATGACGGACTGCGACGACAACGCGGCAATTGTGGCGGCGGCTTCGCTGACGATCTAAAGCGGTCTGAGGTGGACGGCATAGGCCGATACGTAGAAGGCGGCATGATTTGGACGGGCATTCCCAACGAATCGCTCGCCGCCGCTAAGTTTCGACGGTGCCCGATTGCTGAGATAAACGAGGGAGTTACGCACCACATAATGCACGTCCACCGCCTACTCTCAATCGACGGCGTCAAGCTCTCTGATGTGGTGTCGCAGCCCACGACGGCGCTACTGGACGGGCTGGCTACTACCACCCAAGAGGTTGCGGCTGTGCACTCCGACCGGGCCCGAGCCCGCAAGGCTGATGCCGACGTGAAGGCGAAGCTGACCGCACAAGCGGGGCGCAGGTAGATGGCCACAGTCATCCAGAAGACGAAGATTGAAGTCGACTTCAGCGACCTCAATAAGCTCGACGTCAAGCTCAATAGCAGCGGCAAGGCGGCCGAGGATTTCGGGGACTCCGTCAGCAGGACGAGCAAGAGTACAGAGAGCTTCGGTCGTTCGATTGGGGACATCTCCGAGAAGCTAGACAAGAAGCTGGACAAGGGTCTCGGCCGCGCATTCAAGGCCACCGACCGACTCAATAGTATTCTAGGCCAGTTCGCCGCTGTCGGAGCCATCGCCACCGCGGCTATTGGAGTGCTGGCAGGTGCATATGCTGCACTTCGGGACAGCTCAGCTAAGGCGGACGCCGAACTAGCCAACGTGACTGCCGGCCTGATTTCACAGGCCAAAGCCGCGGAGCTGGCCAAGAACGCAGTCGCAGACCTTGGCAAGGTATCCGTTCGGACCTTCTCCCAGATTGTCGCCACAGCGCAGGCTCAAGCGCGTGTTTCGGCAGCTCAAGCCGTGCTGGTCGTCGCGACAGAGAAGACGATCAACGCTGAGTCTAAACTCGCCAAAGAGCGAGAGAGGCAGGCGCGCAAGTCGGCCTCGGACCACTCCGGCGCCAATACCATCATCATCGACAATGAGACCGCTCGCGGGCGCAAGATAGAGAAGATAGAGGAGGAGATTGCGAAGGCGCGGGCGCTCGGCGTAAAGGCGCAGCAGGCTGTCGCTGATGCGGTCGGGACTCTCTCCCGTGCCGAAGACGAAGGCGTGTTTGAGCGGCTCCCTCAGTTCCTTAGGACTGCGCTTGTCGAGGCTGAGTCCTTCGCGGACGGCCTTCGTGGCGACGTCGGCGGCGCAATTGGTGATGTGGCAGCCGCTGGTGATGCATGGCTAAAGAGCTGGCAGAAGAACACCCGAGCTGCGGCCAGTGCCACGAAGGAGATGACCGAGGCGGAAGCTAAGGCCATCGGAGAGGCCGCCGCGGCCCAGCTGCGTTCCCTGATAGCACTCCAGGAGATAACCGGGCCAATCGTCGCCCAGCAGGAAGCGGACCGCCTTCTAGTCATCGCTGACGCCGCAGCCGAAGAGGCACGCTCGCTCAACGCCCTTGCTGACATCGTAGCACGCATAACGAAGGAGCAGACGGCCGCCGCGAAGTCTTCTGCCGAGTGGGCATCGGCGATTGACGAGACGGGCAAGGCGCTTTCTAGGAGTGCTGATGATGCGCTAAACGCTGCGCTGACAACGGCCATCTATGGGGGCTCGTTCAAGGATGCGACGAACGACATCCTTGAGGCGCTTACAATCGAAGCTGGCGTGCAGGGACTCAAGCAGTTAGCACTCGGATTCGGCGCGGCCGCCATCGGGTCACCCACTGCACCGGGGCACTTCAAGTCTGCAGCGGTCTGGGGTGCTGTTGGCGTTGCTGGCGCTATCGGCACAGCCGCCACTGGCGGATTCAACGGCCCCACCGAAGAAGACGAAGAAGACGACTCTGCAGCCTTCACGGGCGCAGGTGACACGGGGCCCGATCGTAGCGGCGGCGGCGGCGGCCAGACGGTCACGAACGTCAACCTCAACCTCTTCGCAGCCCCTGGCACACGCATCGATAGAGCGCGAGACGGTCAGGCGCTGAGGTCATTACTACGCGACGCAGGATTGCCAGGCGCGTAACGAAAGGAGACGACATGGCTGGTTCATTTACGGTTCAACTGCTTGGAGACGACGGGGGCACGGCTCGACTGGTCGCTGTCAATGCTGCGGGGGAGCTCGTCGTTGCAGGCAGCGGGGGCGGCCTGTCTCCAAACCAGTTCGAGATTGAGACGACGCTGACCAACGGCGTCGGGGCGGCCTTCGCCGATATCAACCTGCTTCCAACGATGCGGCTCAGTCCTGACTTGACGGTTGGGCAGGTTGCGCAGCCCGACTCTGACTACCAAATCAACAGCCTCTCCTTCTCGACCAGCACTCCTGGGCAGCCGCTTGAGTTGGCCCGAACGGCTGCGCTGGGCACGGCTGGCACCAAGGTCGAAATCAGCACAGCCAAGGGCGTTACGGTCCTCACCATGAGCTACAGCGGGGCGACTGCGGCAACCGCTGTCGGGGTGGCGTCGACTGGCCTTGCGGTCGAGTACCAGATTTCAATCACCTTCACGGTGGCGGCGCCATGAGTACCTCACCATGGGGTGTAGCGCCGGCTCGGACTGGTTGGACGCTCAACGTCATCACCCTGAATGACCTGCCAGCGCCCGTGGCTGGCTCCATCAGCGTCCCTGCCGGTGCGGCCATTCAGATCGGCGCAGGCGAGGTCGACTTAGGGCCAAACTTCCTGACGCCGCTGGGCGTAATGACCCTCGTTGGCACGTCGTCAGAGACGTCCACGATTATTGCTACCGGCCTCGTGGGGGCCCTCATACGAAGCAACTTTACGGTCCGGCTCAGGGACATTGCGTTCAAGGACTTCGGCGGTGCGTCATCCGTGCTTGCTCTTGATGGGCTGGGGGCCGCTGACGCCGCTCTTGACTGGGCAGCTGTCAACTTCGTCGACTGCTCGAACATCGGCACCATCGCGGACTATGCGAACTTCATCTATGCCGCTGGCGCTTGGCTCAACAGCGCGGGCCTCGTGCTCGATAAGGGCTTCGGCACAATCTCCATCGAGACATCGCTGGTCAACACCGGGGCGGGCCTGACTGGCATTCGGTTCCTCAACACCTGCATCATTTCGAGGCGTTTCCGGGCTATCTTCAGCGCGTTCGTGGTGCTCGCAGGTGAGACCGGAATCAAGGTTGATGACAAGGCGACGACGTTCCCGAACAACCAGAGCTTCTTCCTCTTCAACGCGTCCTTCGCGGGCGGCGGCACGTTCCTCGACGGGCTCGATGAGACGGACAACCAGGTTCTAATCCAGAACACTACGGGGATTCCGAACAGTAGCGACGTCGGCCACTACTTCATGACTGGCAACGCGGTTGCCACCGGCACCGCAGCGGCTGGCGCGGGCGTGTTCGTCAAGGTTGCGGGGGTTACG